ACCTCGAGAGATAACCATCCAGCGGGGACCGGAAGACCGACTCCGCGAGCAATTCGTAAAGCAATGGGATGCCGATCTCTGCGACGAGGTGATTTACAACGTCGTCTCGGTGTCGCGCGCCTACGGAATCGGTACGCTTGCGCTTGATTGTGTCGAGGTGCCGCGCGATCAGCCAATCGACATGAAAAAGATCGCCGATCTCACAATCTCTTTTCAGGTCTTCGACCCGCTCAATACCGCTGGCAGCTTGGTGCTGAACCAAGATCCAAACTCAATCGACTTCATGAAGGTGAACGGAGTCGCAGTGGGCGGGAAGGTATTTCATCGCTCGCGCACCGTCACGATCATGAACGAGCGTCCAGTTTATATTGCCTATACGACATCGGCATTCGGCTTCGTCGGCCGTTCCGTTTTCCAGCGCGCGCTCTTCCCGTTGAAGTCCTTCATTCAGACGATGAAGACCGACGACCTGATCACCAAAAAAGCGGGTGTATTTATCGCCACGCTCTCTGTGGCTGGCGCGATCATCGACAAGATCATGCAGGCGAGCTCCGCCCTTAAGCGCCTCTTCGTGAAAGTGGCGACCAACGGCGACGTGATCTCGATTGGAAAGGACGAAAAGATCGAGACGCTGAACATGACCAACATCGAGGGCGCCTATGGCATGGCGCGGAAGAACATTTTGGAGAATATCGCCACCGCGGCCGACATGCCGGCGATCATTCTGAAACAGGAAACCTTTGCGGAAGGATTCGGCGAGGGCACCGAGGATGCGAAGCTCGTGGCCGGATATATCGATTCGTTCCGCCGACACATTCGGCCAGTGTACGCCTTCCTCGATCCGATCATCATGCGCCGGGCTTGGAACGAGGATTTCTACAAGGCGTTGCAGGAAGATTTTCCCGAACTCGCCGGCATGACCTATCAGGACGCCTTCTATCGCTGGTCGAATTCGTTCACTGCGATCTGGCCGAATTTGCTGACTGAGCCGGATTCGGAAAAGGTCAAGACCGACGACGTGCGGCTGAAGGGCATTCTCGCCGCCGTCGAAATCTTCGGCCCGATGATGGACCCGGAGAACAAGGCAACGCTGATCGGCTGGGCGCAAGACATCATCAACCAGAACAAGGTGATGTTTCAGACGCAATTGCAATTGGATATTCAGGCCATTGCCGAATATGTGCCGCCGACACCGCCGCAAGAGCCTGGCGAGCCGCGCCCGTTCTCCGCCCAGGACTCGGCACGCGCCAAGCGCAAGATGATTCGCAAGATGTCCCAGCCCGAGCTCCACGATCTTGTCGCCATGATGGAACGCGATCCCGAGCGATTGCCGAGGCGGAATGGGCATTTGAACGGGCACGCGAAGTCGGCTTGACCGCTTTTCGCGGCACCGCTTGACTTATCTAGCGGGCTGTGAATATTTAAGCGCCGACAGGGACCGACGCCAATGACCGATGACGCTTATTCGCTTTTAATGCTGGCCGCCCGCAACGAATATGTGGTGACCAAGGCGAGCTTAACCATCGATCGAAAGCTGAAAATGCCGCCGGATTTTGACGAGCTTAATTTGCTCGGCGCAGTTGAGACTATCGAGAATGGCGACTTCGGAACTCTCAAATGGAGATTATCCGCCAAAGGCCGCGAACTCATATTTTACGCCTCTCTGGCGCGAGTGCCGCCACGCCCACAAATGGGCTGCGTCGAATGACCCTCTCCCAAACCATAGCCTTCGCCCGCGAGTGCAGCGGTCATAGCCTTCGGGCCCTGGAAAAAGAAACCGGCATATCGAATGCGCTGCTGTCTCAGATTGAGCGCGGCGATGTCAAAAACCCGAGCTTCAAAACCGTGATTAAGATCAGTCAGGCCCTCGGCATATCGCTGAAGCGGCTTTCCGAGTGCGAGGATGTGGTATGAAACGTCCGAAACGAAACAGGGAGAACTAAAATGCTCGATCTCACCAAAATACCGACCGAACGTCTGGCCATGCTGGACAACATGAAGCTCTACGGCGGCTCGCATGGCGGCGGGACCGGCGGCCCAGATTGCAAACACTGCGCCCGTGAATTGCTTTACGAGGTCGTCACCGGCAACCACGCGGATGAAATACCGCCCGGCTGTTCAACGATGGCCCGTGGCTCAACGATGACCACCGCACGCAAGTGATGCGGCCGTATCTCAAAAAGATGCTGGCGCTTGACCCGGCGAAGGATGTCGAGCGGGTTTTCTATTTGCTTGATCACGTCTATCGGGCCGATCTGCCGACGATATGCGACCTATTCAAAGAACACGAAGCGGCGAAAAAGTTACGCGGTCTCGCGAAGATTGTAGACAATGAGAGCGCCATCGGCGCCATCGACGCCCTCGGCGCCCTCCACGCCATCGGCGCCCTCGACGCCCTCGGCGCCCTCCGCGCCATCGGCGCCCTCCGCACCCTCCGCGCCCTCCGCGCCCTCGGCGCCCTCCGCGCCCTCGACGCCCTCGATAAAAAACAGATCGCCGAAGCATGGGAGAAGAACTGCACCGACGCGCTTGATCTGATCTGTTCGATTTAATCGCCGGACCTGATATCGACGGCAAGCGGATAAACGGGGATGAGCACACGCATGACGAGGTTCGGAGTTTTTGAATTGGTAGGCGACGAGACATTCATCGATCATGCTTGCACGCCGCCGAAAAAACTTAAGGCCGGAGATCAAATTGTCCTTCGAGATCATATGCCGGAGATTCCGATTAACAGGACACAATGTCCGAAATATCTTCGCTTGGTCGGAATCTGGCGGACCAGGGCCGCAGCATGACCGCCCCATTCCAATACGCTGACCCGCGCTGCACATGCGGATTTAGTGGCCGATCATGCGGCGACCATCCTAATTGTCCGCCCAAACGCCGCAGGCGTCGCAAGGCTAGGCGCTATATCCGGTGGAAAGATTGGTGGCTTCGGCGGCCGCGGCTTTTCGGCTATGGATTTGCAACATGAAAACCATCACCACAATCGACGGCAAAGTTCTCCACGCCGCTGAGAATGCTTACGACGCCAGATTTCTCGAATTGCGGGGAAAAATTGATCAGCAAATAAGGAATGCCTTCTTCGGAGGGTGGCCGGAAGACTATCAGCCGGGAAATGGCTTTTCTGGCACGCTTCGCCTCGAAGATATTGTCCCGCCACGTTGCGACAAGATCATTGGCGACCGGCCAACGTCATGACCGCCAGAATCCTTTTCATCCGCGATTACGAGCACCGCAGCCGCAATCCCGACGCCGTGCACCGCGATCCGGCCGAACCGTGCGTTATCGTGGTGCTGCCGGTGATTCGCATCGAGCGATTCGATTATTACGATCCGGCGTTCGGTCAGATCGTGTCGACGACCGTTTTCTTGGATAATGTGTGGCGATGACATTCAAAAAGAACAGTTTCGATCCCCGCAAGCTCACGCTCATCACCCCGCGCGTGCCGCTTGGGCCTGGGGAAAGGCCGCTCGGCATCGGCGATCATGCTCAACTCAATAGCGGAGGTCCCAGAGCTTTGGTCGTCGATGTATTCGAGGATCGAATCGTTGTGGCGCTTCCTGGTGGGAGCGAAGCGGAATTTCCGCGCGAGTGCCTTCATCGGGTGCCGTAGTGACCGACCGCCTCCAAACCTTCCAAGAAGTCCTAGCCGCAGCGATAGCGGATATGGCGGAATTTGGATTTGACCAAATCGAGCGTGTTGACCGCTGGACTCGCGAATTGCGCGCCGCAGCCGAGCGATCACTGATCTCGCCCGAATCGCTTGAGCAACAGCTTCGCGATGGGCTCGCCGGCGCTTACCGCAAGCTTGTCGACGAGGGCGGCATTTTCAAAATGCACCCTGGCATCGAACGCTTCACGCTAGAGCGCATTCGCCCTGCGCTGAGATCCGAACTCGACCGCCGCATCATGGCCTCGGCCAATCTGATCAAGTTGAATCGCGCCCAGGCGATCGAGAAGACGCTGCAGCGGTTTCAGGGCTGGTCAACATCGATTCCACCCGGCGGGGTGAGCGGCGAGACGAAGGCCGAGGTAAAGGCGACCGTGCGGAAGTCGCTTGCGGCGCTGCCGTTCGAGGAGAGGCGCGTGCTGATTGATCAATCGCACAAGCTCATCGCGGCTATCAATGAGACAGTGGCGGCCGATGGCGGGGCGATTGCAGGATCGTGGGTCAGCCATTTCCGGACTCCTGGCTACCAATTCAGGCCGGACCACAAAGAGCGGGACGGTCTGGTCTATCTGATCCGCGATTCGTGGGCGCATCAAGCGGGCCTCGTCCGCAAGGGTCCGGTCCATAAAGGGCCTGCGGATTCGAAATCAGCTGGGTTATATTACGATGAGATAACCGCTGTCGGACAAGAGCCCTTCTG